ATTATTAATAATTTTACAATTAGTGTTGTAGTACCGACTGTTAATACTATAACATCACAACAAAATCCAATAATCCTATCAGGGTTAAATGGTTCGTCTGCAAGTTCAACGGACTTTACATACAACCCTCAACAAATTTCACCATCCACACCAATAACACCTCCGGGATTACCACCTAATGTTAATACACAACCTCAACCTGTAGTTCTATTGGCGAACACAACATTTAACCAAGTTGGAAGTGCCGAAAAAATGGTTGTGTCTATCAATCCATCTTCAGGTAATTGGAATATTCTTTCCGCAAATACTGTATGGACTTGGGTTGCGGTTAAAACGGTTGTTGGTCCAAATAATACAATTATTGAGGAAAAAGTTGGTGAAGGGAATTTTGGAAATGAATTACAAATTTATGTAAGTAGTAATAAGAAAACTTTCACAATTAATGCTGTGGATATAATAGGTGAAGTTAATATAAATGTTTCTCCGGATAATGTTGGTTTAATTAGTAAAATTTACAATAAGATTACCTTGGTTGCGGAACCTGTGGATAGAAATGTTGTTTATAATATAACTAACAATCCTAATGATATTATTAGAGATATTGCACAAACATTTCCATTTACTATAATGATGACCTAATTTATTTGATTTACGATATATTTATATATAAAATAATTTTATGAATTTAAAAACAGCATTAGACAACTATCTTGGAAAATCGGTTAGATACTCTGAAGAAGATAATGGTGATGGAACCAAACAAGTTTGTGACTTAGATACTGGTGATTGTTATGTGGTTAGAGAGAGAGACGGTCTAATTGAAAGAGCCGGACATCAAACAACCGCTAATAAAAGAGTTAGAGTTGAAACCTCAAGAGGTATAAAACAATTATTAAACGGTTAATTAAATGAGTTTAGATAAAAAAATATTGGCGGAAATCCAAAGATATAGAAGTATTAATAATTATATTTCAGAACAAGATGCAATTGATGATTTAACAACACCATTACCTGGTGATGATATTGCACCGGCACCTGATGCAGGGATGGCGCCACCAGTACCCGGAGCGGAAGCGACACCCGAACCTATTGATGTTGAATCTGACCCAGATGTTGAAAAAATTGATGACGAAGGAAACTCGGAAGAAAATACGGATGAAACTTCAGGTTCTGAAGAACTTGATATTACTGAATTAGTGGATGCTCAAAAAAGTATTCAAACAAAACAAGATGATTATTTTGAAAACTTATTTGGTCAATTAAGTAATTTAGAACAAAAATTAAGTGAGATGGATACCATTATGAATAAACTTAACTCACTTGAAAACAAAATTGAAAAATACAGAGAAAAAACACCTCAGGAAAAATTAGAATTAAGAAGTTATGATTCATATCCTTTTAATCAAAAATTATCACAATTTTTTGATGATAAACAAGAGGAGATGGAAAAAACAGGAAAAAATGATTATATTTTAACCGCTGACGATGTTACTGATATAAATGTAAATGACATTAAAAATTCATTTCAAGGTATCGGATTTAAAGATGAGTATAAATACAAATAAATAGAAAAAACCTAAACAACAAAACCACCCAAAAGGTGGTTTTTTTTATTTGACTATATGGGTAATATCAGTTATCATTAATTAATTATTTATAAATTTAAAACGTAAAACACATGATGAGTTCATTAGACGCCGTATTGGCACAGTACGAAAAAGCACAACAAGGAGGGGGCGGGGCCCAAGGTAAATTGTCTCAAGATGAAAGAATGAAAAAGTATTTCGCTCTTATTCTTGGGGAAAAAGAAAAATCAGGACAACGTAGAATACGTATCCTACCAACACATGACGGAAGTTCACCATTTAAAGAAGCTTGGTATCACGAAATCCAAGTAGGTGGACAATGGCAGAAATTCTATGACCCGGGAAAGAATGACAATGAGCGTTCTCCTTTAAATGAGGTTTATGAAGAATTGATATCTACGGGTAAAGAGTCTGACAAAGAATTGGCAAAACAATATAAATCTCGTAAATTTTACATCGTTAAAGTTATTGATAGAGATAATGAAGCGGATGGACCAAAATTTTGGAGATTCAAACACAACTACAAAAATGATGGTATCTTAGATAAGATTATTCCTATTTGGAGAAACAAAGGAGACATCACAGACCCTGAAAAAGGTCGCGACCTTATCATAGAACTTACAAAGTCTAAAACACCGGCAGGTAAAGAATATACAAGTGTATCAACAATTATGTATGATGACCCAACTCCGGTTCATGACGAAAAAGAACAAGGTAACGCTTGGGTTAATGATGAATTAACTTGGTTAGATGTTTATTCTAAAAAACCTGTTGAATATCTTGAAGCTATTGCTCGTGGAGAAACTCCAAAATGGGATAGTGAAAAAGGTGGATATGTATATAGTAATGATGTAGAATCTACAACAACTATGGGTGGTTCTAAAAAATCAGAAACAACTATCATCGACCCTCAAGTAAATGACGAGGTGGATGGTGAATTACCATTTTAATAACTCATCGAAGACATTCTCAAAGATATTTCGTCCTTGAGAATGTTTTTTTTAATTAAAAACAAAAATTATGGCAATAAAGAAAAATGATTTCAGTTCGTTGAAGAAAAAGTTCTCAACATCTGCAAAATATAAACCCCAAAGATTTTTTGATTTGGGTCCTGACTTCTTGGATGCGGTGGGATTACCGGGTCCGGCGATAGGACACTTAAATATGTTTTTGGGTCACTCTGATACGGGTAAAACAACTGCGTTAGTTAAAACTGCGGTTGACGCTCAAAAGAAAGGTATTCTTCCTGTTTTTATTATTACAGAACAGAAGTGGTCTTTTGAACATGCTAAACTTATGGGATTTGAGTGCGAAGAGGTTATTGATGAAGAGACCGGTGAATTAGACTGGGATGGATTCTATATATTCAACAATAATTTCGATTATATTGAACAAATCACGGATTATATTAACTCATTATTAGATGCACAAGAAAAAGGTGAATTAGATTATAGTTTATGTTTTATGTGGGATTCTGTTGGTTCAGTTCCTTGTAAAATGACTTATGAGGGAAAAGGTGGGAAACAACACAATGCTTCAACACTAGCCGATAAAATAGGTATGGGTATAAATCAACGTATCTCGGGTTCTCGTAAAGCAGATTCAAAATATGAAAATACTTTAATAATCGTGAATCAGCCTTGGGTAGAGTTGCCTGACAATCCGTTTGGCCAGCCTAAGATTAAGGCGAAAGGTGGTGAAGCAATTTGGTTAAACTCGTCTTTAGTATTCTTATTTGGAAATCAAAAAGGTGCGGGAACTACAAAAATTACGGCAACAAAAGACAAACGTTCAATTAAGTTTGCAATAAGAAGTAAAGTATCTGTATTAAAGAATCATATCTCGGGATTAGGTTATGATGATGGTAAAATAATTGTTACACCGCATGGGTTTTTGGCGGGTAAAGATTCTGTGGAAGAAAAATCTAATATTGAAAAATACAAGAAAGAATATGCTGATTATTGGAAAGATATCATTGGTGTTGATGGTGATTTTGATTTGAAAGAAGAAATTGAGGAAGATAAATAAAAAACATGAATAAGTTAAAAGTTATATCATTATTTTCGGGTTATGGGACTCAAGAATTAGCACTAAATTATATTGGTGTTGATTATGAGAATGTCGCAAATTGTGACATACTTAAAACCGCAAATATCGCATACGATTCATTACACGAAACAACGTTGGGTAATTTGGGGGATATATCTAAAGTAAGTGAAGATAATTACCCCCAATGTGACCTAATGACATATTCTTTCCCTTGTCAAGATATTTCAATATCAGGGATTCAAAAGGGTATTCAAAGAGGTACGAGGAGTGGTTTATTATATGAAGTTGAAAGAATTTTAACTAAAAACCAACCCAAATATCTTTTAATGGAGAATGTTAAAAATTTGGTATCACATAATCACATTGAAAACTTTAAAAGTCATATTTCATTCTTAAATGATTTGGGATATGGTTGTTCTTGGAAGGTTCTTAATGGTGCTAACTTTGGGTGTCCACAGAATAGAGAAAGAGTGTTCATGATGTCTGTTTATGGAATGACAAACGAAGAAGTTGAATCTATTATGAGTGGTGTTGATAAACATAGAAAAGATAGAGTATCAATGAGGTCATTTATTGATAAAGATATCAAGGAAGATTTATTTATTGAATGTGAGATTACCCCTAATACACCTAAAAAAGATAGTGTGTGTAAACTTGTGGCAAGAAGAAACGATGTTAAATATGACCAAGCAAGACGTATATATTCTATAGATGGGTGTTCCCCTTGTTTGACGACAACAGGTTCGCCACAGATTATGGTTGATGGTAGAGTGAGAACTATTACAGGACGAGAGGGTTATAGATTTATGGGTGTTAGAGAAGATGACATCACTAAATTATTATCGACAAATCTTTCAACAAATAATCATATTGCGTTGGCCGGTAATTCAATATGTGTTCCGGTAATGGAGGCGATATTTACGGAATTTTTGGGAGAATATATCAAACCAACATTCAAAAAAGAGGAAACAAATTGTTAATCAATAAATAAAAAAAATTGAAAAAAACATTATTAGTTGACGGTGACAACCTATTTAAGATAGGCTTTCATGGGGCTAGAGATTTATACAATGATGGTGAACACTTGGGAGGAATTTACCATTTCATCAATATCTTACGAAAATTTCTTGAAGAACACAATCACGATAAAGTAATTGTATTCTGGGATGGTGAATCAAATTCATCTATTAGAAAGTCCATTTACCCCCAATATAAGGCGAACCGAAGACAAGATATGAACGAGTTCAAATACGAGTCGTATCTTCAACAAAAAGTCCGTGTAAAACAATATTTGGAAGAAATCTTTGTTAGACAGGTTGAGGTTAAAGATAATGAGGCCGATGATTTAATGGCGTATTATACACAAATTACAACTGATGAGGATATTATTATCTTCTCGGCGGACAAAGACCTTACTCAACTCATCTCCGAGAGGGTAACCATTTATTCACCAATATCAAAACAATATTATAAGAATGGGGATATGATAACCATTAATAAGGTTGATATTCCCCACCATAATGTATTACTAACCAAAATCTTTACTGGTGACAAATCCGATAACATTTATGGTATTGAAGGATTGGGAGAAAAAACATTGATTAAATATTTCCCTCAAATACAAGAGAAACCTTGTACTGTGGAGGAATTATTGGAGTGTGCCCGAAATATTGAACAAAAGAAACCAATTAAAACTTTAAATAATATTTTGACAGGTAAGACAAAATTGTCTATACTTGGAGAAGAGTTTTATAATACGAATAGAAAAATTGTTGACCTTAAAAACCCCCTTATTACCGATGATGGAAAAAACTTAGTAGAACAGATTTTAAACGATAGTATTGACCCAACAGATAGGGGATACAAAAACTTAATGAGAATGATGATGGAGGACGGGCTCTTTAAGTATTTACCGAAAGATGATGACGCTTGGGTAAATTTCCTCAAACCATTTATGAAATTAACAAGAAAAGAAAAAAGAAACACACAAAAAATTTAAATTTATGAGAGAACAGGAAAGCACAAAAATTGAATTTTTATTGACATTAAATGACAATATCATAGTTCAAAGATTTTTCAATGTTAGAGGATTTAATCCTAAAGCAAAAAATTCGTTGGAATTCCATTACTATATGAAACACTTCAAGGAAGCGTTGGAATATAACTTAAAAATGAAAACGGTTACCTATATGATGGATAATCAAGACTCAATTTCAAACGACCCAACAATAATGAATACATCGTTCACAGATGGTCCGGAAATTTTTAACATTTATATTAAACTTGGAGAACAGACAATTTGTCATAGAATTTTTGATGGAAAATTATTCCCACCGAAAGTTCGTTACACGGTTGATATACGACCAATTTTGAAAGATGCACTTCGTGAACTGACTGACATTTTTTCCACAAACAAATTAAATTTTAATTATTTGGGAATTGATTTGAGTAAGTAACTATTTAATAAAACAGAGAAACTTACAAAGAACATATGAACAAGAATTTTGATTATTTAGGGAATACATTTCAATTACAACTTTTAAACCAAATCATAGTAGATAAGGAATTTTCAATGACCATCATGGATGTAATTGAGAGTTCTTACTTTGACAACAAATACTTTAAAATCATCTTACAGATGACTAAAGAGTATTATACAAAATACCAATCAACACCTAATTTCGATACTCTTGAACAAATTGTTAGGTCTGAAATCTCACAAGAACTGGTTGCTAAAATCGTTCTTGATACCATAACACAAGTTAAAGACGCTCCATTTGAAGGAACCCAATTCGTTCAAGAGAAAGCCTTGAAATTCTGTAAACAACAAGAACTTCAAAAAGCGATGGATAGGGCTCAAAAAATCATCACCGAAGGTGATTTTGAATCTTATGATAAAGTTGAAGGGTTGGTTCGAGAAGCGTTACAAGTAGGAGAAAGAGATACCGGAATAACGGATATCTTTTCCAATCTTGATAGTGTTTTGGATGAGGACTTCAGACATCCAATACCAATGGGTATTCCGGGTATTGACAAGTTGTTAAAAGGTGGGTTAGCAAAAGGTGAGATTGGTGTGATATTGGCACCAACAGGTGTGGGTAAAACCACAATATTAACCAAAATTGCGAACACAGCATTTAACCTCGGTTATAGTGTTCTTCAAATATTTTTTGAAGACAATCCTAAAATCGTTCAAAGAAAACACTTCACACTTTGGACTGGTATTGAACCAGATAATTTAATGAATCACAAAGACGAGGTGATGGGTAAAATTACCGAAATTAAAGAGACGATGAAGAACGAGTTAATCTTGAAAAAACTCCCTTCAGATTCTGTTACAATGAACCATATAAAAAATCAGATTAGAAAGATGATTGCGGATGGAACAAAAATTGATTTAGTTTTGTTAGACTATATTGATTGTGTGGTTCCTGAAAGTAGTAGTAAAGATGAGTGGAA